CCCGCCGCATGGAGCGGCGCGTGGACAAGCTGGAGCAGGACGTGGCGGCCATCACCACCGAGCAGACCACCCAGGGGGTGCGGATCTCTGCCGTGGAGGACGATCTGGCCGTTTACCGGGCGGCGGTGTCCGCCCGTGAGTTGAAACAGGCAGCGGCGCAGGTTGAGGCCGCAAAGGAGCGCAGAACCGCCCGCGCGGCGGAGCGGGAGCGCAAAGCCCGCCGGCGCAATAAGGTTCTGGCCTTTATCGCCCTGGCGCTGTTCGTTGCCGTCTGCGTGGTCATGGTGGCCAAGGCGTACAGCGAGGAACCGGCGGCGGAACCTACCGCGCCGGAAGCGTCGGCGGCCCCGGCGGCCCCGGCGGCAATCCTGCCCACGGAATTGCTGTTCACCGCGGCGGCGGAGGAGGAATACATGGAGGACCCGCAGGAAACGGAAAAGATCGAGGAGGCGCTGCTGGCGCAGGGTTATTTCTCCCTGGCGGTTCCAATGCCCTACGAATGGCAGGACTACATGAGGACGTACTGCGAGGAATACGGCTGCCCCTACCCTCTGGCCCTGGCGGTGGCACAGACTGAAAGCAATTTCGACATGGACGCCGTGGGCGCCTCTGGTGAGGTGGGGATCATGCAGTTAAACCCAGGCCCCGGCGGTTCCTACCATGCGGAGATCCAGGCGGCCACGGGGCTGGATCCCACCACCGTCTCCGGGAATATCGCGGGCGGCTGCTACAAGCTGGGCCTGTATCTGGCCAAGTATGGCAGCGTCGAAAAGGCCGCCATGGCCTACAACATGGGCGAGGGCGGCGCGAGAAGCGCATGGGACAGCGGGATCACCTCCACCGACTACTCCAAGGCAGTCAAGGAGGCCATGGAAACATGGGAATGTACGGTGAACGCCTGGGGCGGGGTGTAACCCGCGAGGCCGCCCGCAAGTATGAAACGTCTGTGACGGAGCGGGCACGGCGGGAACGCTGGCAGGCCAGCGGCTGCGCCAGAGTGGTAAGCCGGAAATATGGCACCGTCGTGGTGCCGCACGGTTCCAATTTTGCCGCCCTGCTGAACGCGGCGGAGGTTTGGGGCTGTGACTGGACAGAAATACGGGACGCGGAGGTGTGGAGGGCCGGCAAGGAGGAAAGGCCGGTGCCTATGCCGCACCTTATATAAAAGGAGGGTTTCAAATGCTGATTAACGAGGGCGGGCTGATCCGCGCCATCAAAAGAGCCTACAAAGCGGGCGGGTACACCGTCCTGAACACCGGCAACGACGTGGCCATTTACACGGATCACTGGTTTGCCATGGCCAACCGCGCCCTGCTGCCGCGCAAGGTGTTGGCCACCATCGTGGAACACATGGGCATGATCCCGGAGCGAGATATGCCCACGTCGATCATTAAGGACACGGAGCCGCAGCTGGTTTTGAGAGAAACGCCGTCGGACGATATGGATCACTGGCGCGGCGGTGACCGCGGCGAGGAGGTCACCATGGTGCCGGTGATTATGCAGGGGTTCCAGATTTACCAGCCGCCCGGCGGCGGTGCCTGCTGGGGCGTTCCCCTGTACCTGGTGGACATGATCGAGAGGGATCCGGCGGAGCATATCGGCGCGGACGTGATCGACAAGGATCGCCTGCTGTGGGAGGCCGACGGCGAGGCCGTGGTGATTAACGCAGTACGGAAAGCCTGTTCCGGCTGGGCAAAGGAATGGGAGCGGGCCGTGTGGAACGCCCTGGAGGGTGTGGACCTCCACAAAGAGGAGGCCGGGCGGTGAACAACTTTGAAAGGATCACGGCCTCCCCGGAGGCCCTGGGGGATTTCCTGGGCGCCCTCCCTATCCTGTCCGGCCCGTGGGACGACGATTTCCACCGGGTATTTTGTGACAGCTGCGACGCGGAGAACTGCGACGCTGAAAACTGCGCCCACCAAGCTGAACGGAATAGCCCTACCTGGTGGCTGAAACGGGCATACACCGGCAGCGGCCCGGTTAAGACCGACAGCACGAACCCATATAAGCGGCAGGCCGCAGACCTCCGCCTGGAGGCCATGCACCAGCGGGACCGTTTTGGCCGGAACCTCCTGGCCACGGAACTGGAGGAAGCGGCGGCCACCATTGAGGCCCTGGCGGAGAAATTGGAGGCGGCGGAATGAAAATACTGATCGGCGGAAGCCCCTGCACACATTGGAGTATCGCACAGACGAAGAACCGCGAAACGGAAGCCAGCGGGATCGGCTGGGAACTGTTCTTGAATTATCGTATTGCACGGGATAAGTACCAGCCGGATTTTTTCCTGTACGAAAACAATAAAAGTATGTCGCCCGCTATCCGGGCGCAGATCACGGCAGAGTTAGGCGTGGAGCCTGTCCTGATTAACAGCGCCCTGGTGAGCGCACAGAACCGCCAGCGCCTGTATTGGGTGGGCAGACGGAACCCGGACGGCACATACAGCCAGGTGGCGGTGGAGCAACCGGCGGATCGCGGGATCCTCCTGCGTGACATTCTGGAAAGCGGCGTCTGCTGGAAAGAAAAAGGCCCTACTGTCCACAACCGGCGGAACCACGGCGGGCGGCACAGTTACAGGGCACCAGCGGAATGGCGCTGCGGAACCTGTACGAATTGGCGAAATTGAGAGCGCAGCGGCGGAAACCAGATTTGACACCAGTAAGCAGTACAAAGTCTATTCCCCTGACGGAAAAGCCACGGCATTATGTGGGAACGGCGGTGGCGCTGGAGCAAAAACCGGGCTTTATGCCGTACCTGTGCCGGAGCCTGTAAACGAAAACCGTGGACGGGAAAGCCCAATGCCTGCGGGCTACCTACTACAAAGACGGGATCCGCAACCTGGTGGGAAATACTGTGGATCGCAAAACCTGTGTGGCCATTCCTGCGCCTGCGGCGGGGCGTATCGTGGGGCGCAGGATCAACGAGCAAGGCCACCGCGACGATTACAACGAAGCAATCCCACATTTCCAGTATTTCGAGGTGAACGAGGATCCGCAGAAAACCAACTGCCTGACGACTGTTCAAAAAGACAATATGATCGCCGTCCCCGTCCGCGTCGGTGCCATGCCAAACAAGGACGGCGAACTGGGCACCAGCCAAAGCCGCCGCATTTACAGCACCGACGGCAAGAGCGTTTCCCTGCAGGCAAGGCCAAACGGCGGCGGTGCCGACGGCGCAACCACCGGCCTGTATGCTGTACCTGCCGGTATGGCGTGGCGTGGGCGTGAAAATGGTTCCGCCTTTGAAATGCGGGACGACCAGAAAAGCAACGCCGTGGCCGCTACCGGCCACCAAAGCCGTCTGGTGATTGAGGCGGCGGACGGGAAGCAAATGCCGGTTTATGAGGTTCGCGGCGGATATATCACCATCAAAGACAAGACATACCCCATTAAACTGGCAGACGGCTTTTACATCATTCGCAAGCTGACCGTGCCGGACACATACGCCTTTCCCGTCAGCGACACCCAGGCGTATAAAATGCTGGGCAACGGCTGGACCGTGGACGTGATTGCCCACATTATGAGCCATTTTACCGGGCTGACGGAGGAGCCGGTGGAAGTGCTTTCCATGTACGACGGTATGAGCTGCGGCCATATCGCGCTGGACAAGCTGGGCGCGGAAATCACCGCCTACTATGCAACCGAGATTGACAAATACGCCGTACAGACCACACAGCACAATTACCCGGACACCATGCAACTGGGCGACGCTTTCCAGGTTCGTGCGGAGGACTGGCACCTGCCGGAACCGGCGGGAATGGGGGTGCCCGCCAATGGCTGAAATAATCCTGACAGGCGACGCGCTGGAGCAACTGCGGCATTTACCGCCCGAAAGCGTCCATACCTGCGTCACCTCCCCGCCCTACTATAATTTGCGAGATTATGGCGCGGCGGGGCAAATCGGAAACGAGGCCAGCGTGGAGGAATACCTGCAATCGCTGGTTTCCGTTTTCCGTGAGGTCCGGCGGGTTCTGCGGGCAGACGGAACCATGTGGGTGAACATGGGCGACAGTTACGCCACCAGATCAGGAAGCCAGCCGCCGACGAACACCCGTAATTCCTGCGGACACACGGCAAAGCATACGCCGCGGGGCTACAAATACAAAGACCTGATCGGCGTTCCCTGGCAGCTGGCTTTTGCCCTCCGGGCAGACGGGTGGTATTTGCGCCAGGATATTATATGGAACAAATCCAACTGTATGCCGGAGAGCGTCCGGGATCGCTGCACCAAGAGCCACGAATATATTTTTCTGCTTTCCAAATCGGAACGCTATTATTTCGACGCGGCGGCGATCAGCGAACCCGTTACATCAACCAAGGGCAACGCCAGGACGTTCCGCGGTGGCGGTGCCTACACCGGCGGGCGGTCACATGACAACAGCGCCCAGGTGGAGCGCGAGAGCCACGGGAACCGAGAAAACCAGACCGGCCGCCGGAACAAGCGGGACGTGTGGACCGTAAGCACAAACGGCTTTCGCGGCGCCCATTTTGCCGTGTTTCCTGAAAAGCTGATTGAACCCTGTATTTTAGCAGGCAGCCCATTGGGCGGCACGGTTCTGGATCCGTTCGCCGGGAGCGGCACCACCGGAGTGGTGGCCAAACGCCTATGGCGCGATTTCATAGGCTGCGAAATCAACCCCGACTATGCACAAATGGCAACCGAAAGA